TTGCACATGTGAACGAAGAATGTCCCCCAACATTCGTCGCTCGGCCGCGCTCAAGGTATAACTATTTCTCACGTAGTCGTTCCATGCTTGAAACGAGATCGGAAAGAACGGTAATGCACATTCGTACATGACATTCGCATAGTCTCGAATTTCCTGTTGAGCATGCTCATCCATACGAAGATGTAAGAAGTGCATGAAGTTATGAAGATCGCACTTCCAATATAATTCGGTGTACGTGCCTACGCTGGTCACCACTCGCGCCAGTTCTCGGGCGACGTTGTGCTTAGTGAGAAGACGCTGATAGGTATCGATACCGTTCTGCTGTGCTTGTACAAATTCCATCTGTACTGCGTCAAATCGATCTTCCAGCGACTTCTTTTGACGACCTTGTTTGTTCGTCTTGGACTGTTCGCCGAGATGTGTGCGACCGGGCAGATAAAACTCATCTGACAACTCGCTATACCGCGCACTGTACTCATTGACATTTGCAGTGCGATGACGAATTAGTTGTCGAACGACGAAGATTGGCGCACGAAGTACGAATGTCAACTCTGCTTGCTCAAACGGACTGGTGTGCTTATGACGCATCAGATACCGAATGAGTGCGGTGGTACTGCGACTCGACTTGGTACCTTTGCCGTAACTAATACGTGCTGCGTCTATAATGAGTTCGTCGCTGCCATATACAGAAAGCAGCGCAACGTGACCGTTATCGTGCAAAGGCATCGATGCAAGAGCGGTATCTGGATTGTCGGGACGTGCACCGAACTTGTCAGCGGTATGCTTGAACCGAAGAATACCATTATCGTTTGTCACTTCTGCCATTGCTGCAACTCCAATTCTGCTCGAATACCTTGATATGTATGTGTCCGTATGAGAGACTGTGCATCGTATCCCTGCTGCACCATCTCATTGATATCTTTCGGAAGAGAAGGTGGCCAGACAACCACAGGCTCGCCGCGCTGTACGGCTTTCGTAATCAATGAACAGACGGATGCATTACGAGGTTCATTATCCCATACCAGTACATAGTTGTGAAGCGCGATCCCTTCTGCATGAATCGCGTCAACACCACCGCGTAGATCGGAACCGCACATTGCTATCGCATTTGGAATGCACAGTGCATCGAGCGGGCCTTCAACACAATAGACCGTGCGAGAGAGATCGCAGTATTGTAGACCAAAAACACGAAGTCTATCATGTCCCCATCGAAACGTCAGATATTCTTTTCGTGTGAGTAATCGAAATTGAGCACCATACCATGTGCCATCAGGAAGACAGAGAGGAATCACCAGATACGGTAATCCATCTTTGACGGACGCGGCTTTCGCATCCCCGACCAACGGCTGAAGAAATGTATGAGCATGCATGGTGCCGTAGAGATACTTCAGCGCCGATGACGGCAATTGCCGATGCTCGATGAACTCGCGCACCGGAACAATATCCGATGAAAGTTCTGATGCCGACAACTGATGCATCTCTTTCGGTTTGGTAAACACGCGTGATGGCGTAAATGAAATGTGTGCAGGAACGGTGGTCGCAGGTTTCTGCTCTTTCCACTGCTCCATGACATACTCATCATAGAGGGTTCGCGAGATGCGATACAGAAACGCGGACAGTGGTAATGCTACACCGCAGTCATGGCATTTATACAGGTATGATTGTTTGTGTGGAAAAAAGTATCCACGGGCTTTGATGCGACTCTTGGTAGAATCACCGCACAGGACACATCGACAATTCGCAATCGTTGCAGACTTCCATCGAAACCGAGGCAGTTGTGCACCAATGAGATTTACATATTTTTTATCATGCCACAGAGACATCGTAACCGCAGTATATCATATTCTATTGCACAGTGGTATGAAAGATCTTATCGAGAATGATCTGCGACACAACCCACAGCACAACGATGCCACCACCGACAAGCAGCCACCGCCAATTTTCCAACATGCTGACGCGCTTTTCGATATTTCGATCACGGATTTCGAGTTCTTGCACCTGAGCACCCCATTTTGCATCTAATTTCGAAATAGCCGCATCAAAATGCTCTGACAGACGCTTGGTTTCGGTTTCAATTTTTTCGGTCAGATTCCGTTCCACGGTTTGTATGCTCTCGGTGAGGTATGTTCGATCTGTTGTTTGTTTTTCACGCATCTCGTGCGTGACAGTTTCAAATCGCACGACGGACTCATTGAGCCGCTGCATCACCTTTTCTTCTGTCGTTTCGACTTGCTTGGCGATTTCTAATTCTGTAGCCAAGTCAATCTCGCGAGGATATCGTGCGCGGGCCGAGCGTCGTGTCGCCATAAGTTGTTACTTTTTGATACTGGTCAGCACGCGATAACTTTCCATCGCTCGCGAACCAAACCAAAATGAAAGCACTGCGGAAAACAGTGCAATAGTTTCTGTATCCCATAACAACGTAATCGCAGTCACCATATCGACATGCGGATCATAGACGAACCGTATGAATGCTGCCACTTTGACGAACATAAACAGCAATACAAACAGATAGGTAACGACTGGACGTACACTGGCCCGCAGATCTTGTATCCATTTACTGCTGGTCAAGTTTCCATCGTGCGCCAATAACGCTTTTAATTCTGTGGTACTCGCCGCAGTATTCGACTTCTCAATTTGAAACTTGTAGTTCGCTTCTGCGGCTTGTAGTTCCTGCTGTCGCTCTTCCATCTTATACGTATGTTGTTGATACGAACGATACAGTTCGACAACATGCGGCACCAGACTTGCAGTGAAGCCTGTCAGTGACCCGAGAAATGCCGCAAACCCGCTATCCATTACTTGATATTACGCGGTGCGCGCCGACGCAGAAACCGCATAACTCCCGTTTTACTGTCGCGAAGAATGATGTCTCGCTTCCAGTTCTTTCGTGCGTGTGCGCGAATATCTTCACCGACTTCATCGATGCCTACGTACTTGGAATATCGTTCCCAATTCTTTTTAGGTTCTCGTGCGTTCAACACGAGATTCATATCGACGTCGAACACATCAGCATTTCCAAACGTGTCGGCAACGGCTTCGTCCATATGCTTTCGTCGCGGTAGCATCACGCCCGGCTCACCTTTCGGACCGACGCCAATCCCTGCAACTGCACCATGACCTGCGGCCATCGCGGGTGCGTCTTCTTCAACCTTTGCGAGACGGTCGTAATAGTCCGGCACTTCTGCAAGATGATCTAACGCAATCTCGCGTGCCATCGCGTCGTTCGACGTGTGTTCTTTCTCGACAGCGATACCCTTTTTGAGTTGCGCTTCGATATCAGATACCGCCACGCCGTGCTTATCCGCAATTTGTTTCGGAGTGAGTGTGGGTTTATCGAGAATCGCGGGCGACTCTCGCAGAATCCGTTGAAGACGTGGAAGTAATGCCATTAGAGTTCTCGTAGTTTTTTCCAGATACGTTCATCATCCGGAATATCTCGCGTGATGATGTCGTATCCATTAATACCCATTACTACATCCGGCAAAATCATCAAATATGATAAAAACGGTTTCACTACACGATACATACGTTCATTGTCGCATTTGACAAATATCAGTCGCACCGTCGCTTCAGGGCCGAAGACGTTCACTAACCCAATCAGATGATTCAGAATCAGCCGCTCACTCAGTTGCTTCGTCGAAAGATACCGACGACAGAGCCGCTTGATGTACTTAAACCGTTCATAGTCTTCCGCAAACTCATCAAACGAGATGCATTGCGGATTATCATACATCCGTGTTGCGTATAAAATGGCGTTCTTCTGCGTTAGATCCTTAAACTCCATCACGCTGGGCGTTCGTGCGAATCACATCTTCAAGCACGGCAATCGCTCCTTGCATGATGTTCAATCGCAGCAAACTTTGTTGCCGCGCCGCGTCGAGTTGCTGTAATTCTTGCGTCACCACATCCATATTTTTCTTCAGTTCATCGACGCGTGTTTGCAAATCAGACACCCAAACAAATGCAGACATATCCACCTCCATAGTCATAGAACTATTTATCTAAACGATGCAGTACACTTTCGACATGTGAGACGCCGCTGGTACCATCAACGTAGAGAATACCAATGCCACCAGCGCGTTGCCATTCCTCGATATTCTTACCAAAGTCGTCGATCAGAATATTTGGTGTACCGTCGCTCTGTCGTGCATAGTTTTGTTTTTCACGACGCGACACCGCATGAAACGTTTGTTGTGGATGGTACCCAAATTTGGGAAGATGACGCTTACACCAGATGAGTTTTCCGGTGGCGCTTGACGGCCAATTTGAGGGGATGGCTGTGAGAATAGAAGGATGATGCGGTGCGATGACACGCCACAATGCTGCGGCGTGTGGCATCGGGTCGAGATCCATCCAGAATGTCGGCCATTCTTTTTTCAGTCGTTCACTACCCTGCGGGCTTGTCCAAATACGATCAAATGCGCTGCTGTTCGATGCACTCTGTGCACCGACATGCATGTCAAAAAAATCTTCGGCGGCGCTCTTGAAATTCGCAAGCACGCCATCCATATCGCAATAGATATGATGGATGAGCATTAGATTTGTGCATCAGTGGATGGAAAAAGCGTTACTTTATCCGATTTAGAGTTGTATTTTCCATGCATGTCTTGCTGCACGATATTCTGCATTTTATCTTTAAGTTTCTTTTCGCGCTCTGCTTCTTTTTGACGCGCATCAGCACGAGAATCAACCCCGGCCGCCGGAGCAGCCGGGTTTTGTGTCGATTCCATTCCAAACGGAAACTCATCAATTTGACAGGTGCACGGTGATTGCTCACAATCCGGACATGGCAAACCCGGCTCCGAAGCGGCTGATACGATATCCTCGATCAGCCGCTCCGAAAGACCAAGTTCAGAGCACAATTCACGCTGCTTGTTTGAAAGCGTCATGGTATACGTATTCCTTACGATGCAGCGACCGTAATGGTGTTCGCAGACGCACCGAGTGTGTTCTGTGCGCTGTTACCCGACACCCCAACAATGTTGGGCCAATTGGCGAGCGTGGACGAGTTGTTCACGGTGAACACGATGCTGTTCGCGCCCGTCATATTGATACCTGTCAGACGGAACACCAGATTGCCTGCTGTCGTATTCGAACTTGCCGCATGGTACACCAGCGTCTTATTAGCAATAGTACCGGTGTTGCTGGACAATGCGACGACACTCGGTGAACCCGTGACGCTGACGGCTTCGTTGAAGTTGACAGTCACAGAGAGTGTCTGGTTCGCTGCCGGCGACGGTGCGGCACCCGACACAATACCATCCGGAGCAATGCCCGGCTTGTAGTCGTCGATGTTCAACACTGCGGAACCCACGAGGGTGCTCGAAATGTTAATTGAACTATTGTTACGATCCTTGATCGAACCGTAGTTCGTGAAGTTTGCGCCACCCGATGTTGAGTTGACGGTGAACACCCAATTTGCCTTAGCAGCGGTATTGAGGTTCTGTGTCGTGTTCGCGAACACCAGTTTACCACTGTTCGCATCCGAGTCTGTCGCGGAGTACGTCAGCGTGATATTCGCTGCGCCGTTCGAACCGATTGCCACGATAGACGGCGTGCTGCCGGTGACGGTAACGGGTTCGTTCCATTCCAGACGGAACCGAATGTTTGCGGATGCGATGTTCGACACCGCACCGACTAACTCGACGCCTGTAATTGTCGGCGCGCCGAGGTTTGTTGCGAGTTGACCAATTCCGACGAGCACTTCCTCGCCCCACGGCCACCGGAACACCCATCCCTGCTCTGTCGCATATGTGTTCGCTGAATTGTTTGTCGAACTATTTCCGAACATCTTTCCGTCGCCGTTGACGATCCACGGAAATTTCGGCTTGCTCTCGTTGTTAGAATTACCGCCCCATGCAGACATGTGATACTCCTTCGTTAAGATGCCGGTTTTGCGGCAGGCTTCGGTGCATTAAGTTTCTGTTGTTGTTCTCGCGACTTCTGTTGTACATCACGAAGCTTGGCCGCCATCATATCGTTTGCTTGGCGCTGTTTCAAAGTGATTAATTCCTGTTGCTGTTTGGTGCGAAGACGATCCGCTTCCGTTGGTTCTTTCGGCGCACTGACTTCTGCTTCGTGTAGCGAAGACAGTCCGAGCGCCCGCAATGTCATCGGTCGCAGTACGGCTCGATTCCACTTGATACCCAATTCGTCCATCTTTGCGATCATCTGTCCTGCGATCTTCCACCCTTCAGGCGTCAGACGCTTACCAAATGGATCGGCAAACACTTGCAATGCTGCATTGACTAATGCTTCCGGAGAGTCTTGCAGGTGCGACGGCACCCGATGCTCACCCGTCAATGACTGATACAAAATCGTTGCGCCGCGCATTTTCTCTCCGAATGTCGCATGCACGGCTTCCTTCATCACGTTCTTTAGAGGAGCGACAATTATGCGGTCACCCCACTTTTCCTTACCAACATTGACGTACACCTTATTGTCTTCGATCTTATCGACGACACCTCGGAACCCTGCACCGCCGCGCACACCAAACCCCGCATGCACACGGTCGCCGACCTTGATATGATCTTCGTACATCCGTGCACGATCCATCTTGTTGCGATGGTCTAAATCACACATGTCGCATGTACCGGACGCCTTCTGGCGTTCTTTGGGAGTTAGAATCTCTCCACACTCCGCGCAACGCACTACGGACGTGGTGGTGGCATCTTTTGCTTCGAACAGATTGATCGCAAACTGTCCTGCTGTAAGGTTGAACATTTCGTGTAATCCCATATGCATTCGTACGCTACGATATAAGTTTTTCGCAACCGTCTCATTCGTGGTAGGCACGTTCTTTCGAAATGCCGCATAATTTCCATCTGTGGCATATTTACGTTGTTGTGTGCCCGATACCCGATTACTATTCATGCTTCGACCCGAATCGACAACGGTATACGACATCGGAATCGACTTGTCTTTTTGATACTCGCGTGTACCCGGTTTCGCAAAATATTTAGCAAAACGTTGAAACTCTGGTACACGTTCACCGCTCACGACCACAAACAAATCTGTATATCCTGCGGCAGAGCATTCCAGAAATGCATCGAACGGTGTCCGGACGCTTGCGTTTCTACTGAAACGAGCATGCGGAAACAGTTGCTCTAAAAAGTGCACCTTCTCGTCAAACGGCAGGGGGTTCTTTTTGGCGTCATGCGACACCGACGCATAGACGCGATGATCTGCACGTAAGCGTTCTGCTTGATGTCGAATGAACTCAATATGTTCTGCGTGACCGGTTGTCGGAGGGTTAAATCGTCCAAACCCAATGACAATAGGTCGATACAATGCTGCCATGCTACTATTTAGACTTTCGACAACCTATGCCCATTGCTTTGGGACGAGGAAATTGTTCCGTGAGAACTCTAACCGATCTACCAATTTGACCATTCGGCCGCTATGAGACGTTGCGACAAACCCCTCATGACTTGTTGCGCGAAGTCCCTCGGGTGTCGGTACAAATGTCGCGACATTCTTCGCTTGTGCTAATTTCCGCAACACCAGCACCTTTGCCGTGTTCATTGCGGAATGCAGGTTGAACCACATCTCTGCATGGTCTTTGTGTGTGGATAGTTCACGCAGCCATCCGTCGAATTGTGTACGAATACGGTCTTGGCCAGCAGGAGTTTTACGTTCAACGACTTCTCGGTCGCGCCGGTCGATCAAAAACGTTATCAACTCTTGTAATGCGCGATTGCCGGGGCCAGCATGTGCGCCAGCACGAACTCGTGCATTGAGAAACTGCTGCACTAAGCCGTGCAGCGGTTCCGTACTAAACATATGCAGAATCGTCACCGGCACTTTACCAGCAAACTCTCGAATGCGATGCATAGCCAACTGAAAGTCTGCTTCCTCACTTTGTGTGAAGGTGACGGTACCCGACACATCGTCAAAGGTATTGTCGATAGCCACGACGCGACTGCTATGCGCTAATGAAGCAAACGCCATCGGTGCTGTCGGTGTCACATGATATGTACTTAACGATGGGCCGCTTCCCTGATACATGCTATGAAGCACGATACCCAACTGTGCTCGTGCAATGCGCTGTCCTAACTCACTATCTTTTCTGACGGCATACAAAATTGTGTTCGGTCGAAACGTTAAATACTCTGCGCCATCGATGTGCTGCTCATGCACATCATCCGTGAAAATCAGATCGCCTTGAAAAATGTGTTTCGGTCGCAATAGCGCCAACTCACTCAAACACGTATGCAGTTTATTCGCAACACCAGAATCGCCATATGCGTCTACGATCTGGTCGTGCGTTTTCATGAGTTTGGGGTTCTTACTGAATGCGGCTTTTGTCGCGACGAAGAACTTTCCATCAGCGGGATCGTGACCGAAAACGATAGACGGCGCGCCGTCCCATTTCGTACGAACGTTCATGGATTGCGATACACCACCATCACGCAGCATCTGATGAAATTCATTGAGAACTTCTTCGGCCAATGCGATGCCCGCAGCACCCTCGTCCAGCAACAAATCTTCAAGATGTTGCAGGTGTGTTAGTTTGCCTGTTTGAGCAGATTCGCTTAAAAACCCACGAAATGATGGTATACGCATGATGAGTTACTTATATGATATCTAGTTGAAGTGATTGATAGAAATCCGTATGTTTGAGAAGCACACGATACCATTGGCGAATCTTTTTCTTGAAGATCCGCAACGCAGGATGGTGTGGCGATGTCTCAAAGGCTTTGACAAAAAACGCATATGATGATGGATCGTCCACATCGGTTTGCCCTGCGACTGCGGCTAAGGCTTCCAGATACGATAACTCGGGAAATTGTATGATCATCTCGAAAGCCACATCGTGCGCGTAGGCTTCAATTTCATCATAGTCGCCAAGATATTCTTGATCGTTTCGAATATCTTCATGCGTCGCGTCTGAACGGAAGGTGCGCGATTCATGATGATCCGCATTCTCGCGATAGATATTTTGATGCCGATGACATAACTCGTGCATCAGAAATGTCCAGAAGAAGAACCGTCGTTGCGCCCATGAACGGGCTGTCCATTGAATGCGATGAGACTGTGGATGAACATGCCATTCGAGACGAATGTCTGCCATCGACTGTTCGTGCGGAAGTTCTTTTTCACCAATCCAGTATGCCGTCATCTTATTGACATTAACGGGCAACTGTGGGTCATTGACAATAATATTCTTCACACCAAACGGCTCGGTGACACTATTCAAACGGTTGAGGAATGCTTGAATATTCGTCTTATGCCCACGCAACGTTGCTGGAAGTTTTCGTGGAAAGACCTCATCGACCTTTTGCTGTATTACACGCGCATCCATAATGACCCGACGATGGAGCGCATCTAAACGCATGAAGACCTCCTTATGGGTATTTAGGTGCGTATCCCTAATACCCATTACAAATACTATTATACCCTATTCGTCAGAGGTTTTCAAGTGTGTCAGCGGTTTCCGTTTAGATGCCATACGACGCATGCCATCATTTCCTGCCGTAACGAGATCTTGAAACCCTTTGGGAATCGGCGCCGCGACGTCACCCGTCACGCTATTGATGTTGGTTTCATACAGTTTCATACGACTGGTATCGACGCCAAGAATGAACTTCTGATAACTGTTGCGTTTCGCATATCGGTTTTTCAGTACGTATGCTTGTATCTGGTTGTTGCGTTCCAGTTCTTCGGACGTTGTGAGTGCCAGCATGAAGTCTGCGGTTTGTGGAATACCAAAACTCTCACCAACATTTGACAGATCCGGATCAGACGATGCAAACCCCTGACGATTAAACTGTGCGGCTGTCCAGATGGGCATATTCTGCTCAACGGCCAATCCGCGTAATTCTTCTGCGATAAACTTGTTATAGGTATACGAGTTGATCGCATTTCCCATCTTGATACGTGCTGACGCGCAAATCGACAAGTAATCGACAAACAGAATATCCGGAGTGAAGTTCTGCTTCATCTTCAGTTCGTGCAGCAGTGCTCGAAAATGACCACTATGTGCTGTAGCCGTCGGATACTCTTTGATGATGATACGACCGGTCGAAGTTTGCTGAAGCGTTTGAAGTTTCTTCAGATAGCGTTCGCGTGGCAACGCAATCAGATCGTCCATCGGAATATCTAACATGTTCGCATCGATACGCTCTGCAATACGCTCTTCTGCCATTTCAAGCGTGATGTAGAGCACCTTCTTACTCATCCGCAAACACGCAGCAGCGAGATGCACAAGAAAGAGCGACTTTCCGACGTTCGTACCCGCCAAGACGATGTTCAATGTCTTTGCCGGTACGCCACCCTTTGTCATCTCATTGAAGATGTTCAAGTCAAACGGTAGTCGCGATTCCGCTTGATGGTAGAAGTCGAATCGTTCTTCCGCTTGTGCGAAAAAGTCATGGCCGACATGCGTATCGAAACTGACAGCCAATGCTTCTTTCAGAATATCCGGAATCGCATGCGGGGATGCTTTGGGGTCGTCAAGCATCGACACACTCTTTCGCAACGCGCAGTAGAGTGCACGATCCTGACAAAACTTTTCCGTCTCTTTGAGCAAGTATTCGCTTTGCGTATCTTCATTCAGCGGAGCGGTCGTTTCGATATGCGCGAGTGTTGACGTGATCTCTTTGACTGCGCTTTCGGGAATATCGGACAACTCATCGATACCCAATCGCACAGCCGTAAAAGACGGGAGTTGTCGATACTTCTCAAAGAACGATAGAAAGACGGTATAGATCGACGCACAACTGTTGCTCGGAAAATATTCTTGCTTCAGATACGGCGTCACTTGTTCCGCGAACGTCTGTGACGACATCAGTTGTCGAAGAATCGTCTGTTCCAACAGTGTCATTAGTGAATGCCCTTAGTGTCAGAGTTCAGCAGCGTATCGAAGTTGGACAATGAGATGTGATGCAACCATGCCAACAGAATTTCACCGCAAAACATATCAAAGTCTTCGGTGACGGAAAACCCCGGCGGGGCTTCATGAATTTCTGTTTCGAACTTTGTCGGTACCATCCCATCTGCGGTAAGACCATTGGAGACGACAAAACGCTTGAATGAAAATGTCACACCAGCATACGGGCCTTTGATGATTTCAAGTCCGAGAATTGGATCGCCACGTTTGACGGGAATCAACCGTGGCACAATCGTAGTGAGAATATTGGTATCGATAGTTTCCATTATTCTTCGACAACCTCTAAATCGGAAACATCCAAAGACGCAGCACCATATTTGAATGTCGATTCCATATGCGTATTGATCGCCGTCAACACGTCCTGCGTAAAGAACTTCTCGGGTGTGGCGTGAATCGCTTTCTCAAACGCTTTCGTGCCGTCGGGAAACTCAAACTTGTTTCCGACACGCTTGATCACTCCGGCGGCTTCTCCATATTCCAGCAGTCCGTAATATCGATCCAAACCACCATCGAAGAGAATGCGCGTTTCAACACGCGTCTCTTCTTTCGTGAGGCGCGACTTCATCATTCGTGCGGTGACGATGTTGCCTACGACGGCTTTGTCTGTGTCTTTATCTTTTCGCTTACTCAGAAACACAATCGTATCCGCGGCGTACTTCGTACCA